AACATGTGGAACGAGAACCCCGTGGCGGCCGACATTGCTAATGGTGAGATGTCTGCCATCTGTCACGCCATTGGGGTGTACCAGGTTCAAGACTCTCAGCAGCTCCATGGACGACCGCTCATGGCTCGTATCGTGGAGATTGACCCTGAGGGGAACTACGACGCCAAGAACGAGGTGAAGGGCTTCGCCAAGTTGGGCGAGAACGAATCGAAGAACGCCCAGGGGATCATCCTCGAGCCCCGCAACAAGAAGAAGTCTGGTCCTCCTGCGACGCCTGCAGGTGCACCTCCTAGTGCGGCAGCACCTCCTGCGGCCGCTCCACCGTGGCAGCAGCCTGCTACCGCACCGGCACCCCCTGCTGCACCGGCACCCCCCACTCCTCCAGCTGCTCCGGCCCCCGCCGCACCCCCTGCGGCACCTCCTGCTGCACCCGCACCCGTGGCGCCTCCTGGATTCGCACCTCCTGCCGCTCCAGGTCCGGTGGCGCCTCAACCTGCTGCGCCAGAGAACGCACCCCCGGTCACACCCCCCTGGCTTCAGCAGTAGCACGGTCGGCACCGTAGCTCAATTGGGTAGAGCAGCCGACTTTTAATCGGCAGGTTCCGGGTTCGACTCCCGGCGGTGCCCCTATGAAAACCAAAACCGAAACAAGAATCGAGTCTGTTCTCGAAACATACCAAGGAACAGGGTTCCGTAACCATCTTGGCGCATCTGTTATCGGCCGCGAATGTCCACGGCAACTATGGTATATCTTCAGGTGGGCCGCAAAAGTCAAGTTCGCAGGCCGAATGTTACGCCTATTTGCTCGTGGTGAAGATGAAGAATCGCGTTTTGCTGGATTCCTTCGTCGTGCTGGTATCCATGTGCTTACAGAAAATCCTGACACTGGCAAGCAGTTTCGTGTTATTGACCATGATGGGCACTTTGGTGGTTCTTTAGACAGCAAACTATTTGACACACCCGATTTTCCGCTTCTTTGGATACTTGGTGAGTTCAAGACACACAACGACAAAAGCTTCAAGAAGGTAAAGGCGCACAAGGTTGCTAAAGCGAAATGGGAGCATTATGTCCAGACGCAGATATACATGCACTACGAAGACTTGCCTGCGGCCTTGTACTTTGCTGTAAACAAGAACGACGATGAGCTACATATTGAGGTCATAGAACCGAATCTTGAGGTTGCCGAAAAGTACAAAGACCGTGCGCATAGGATCATCTATAGTGACCTTCCACCCAAACGCATAGATGGTGCTTCACCAGCTTGGTACATTTGCCGGTTCTGTGATTTTAAGCAGGTGTGCCACAATGGTCAACCAAAAGAAAAGAACTGCAGAACATGTCTGCACTCAAATCCTGATGTAAATGGCATCTGGTATTGCGCTAGGTTTGATGTGACTTTGGACTACCATGCGCAACTGCGAGGTTGCCAACTGCACAAAGAGATACCAGAGGAAGTGTGAGTAAAGCACCTCTTTCGTTTGAAGATGGGCGCTATCGATGCATTGTGTGCAGTAAGGTTGCTTATAGATCTGAAGACAGGGCGATAAGCGCCGCATTCAAAATAAGTGGCCGCGAACCTATGCGGCCCTATTTCTCAAAGCAGTGTGGATGGTGGCATGTTTCTAGAAATGGCGGTGACCAGTGGTACCGTGAACAGCTTGCAATGACGTCGTCAAACGGTTCCACTAACATCGTTCTGCGGGATTACCAGAATGCGGCAATTCAGCTGACTTTTGATTTCTTTGCGCGCCACCACGAAGGTAACCCACTGATCGCGATTCCCACAGGAACGGGTAAGTCGCTTGTAATTGCGGACTTCTTAAGAAAGGCTCACCAAACGTACCCGACCACTCGGTCAATGGTGCTCACACACGTCAAAGAACTGATTGTGCAGAACTTTCAGGCTCTTATGTCTGTGTGGCCTCAAGCACCCGCAGGTATCTATAGTGCAGGTGTGGGTCGTCGAGACACGGGAAACCCTATCACGTTTGCAGGTATTCAATCCGTATACAAGAAGGCGGATATCTTCCAACACATCGATCTTCTGTTCGTTGACGAAGCACATCTTGTAGACAGTAAACGCGACACTATGTATCAGCAGTTCGTCAATGGACTCAAAGAAATAAATCCTCATCTGCGCGTTATCGGTACTACGGCAACAGCATACCGTTTGGGTCGAGGAATGCTGGTAGAAGACGACGGCGGACTGTTCACACACATTGGTTTTGACTTGACAGACCGCAAAGGCTTCAATTGGCTCCTTCAAGAGGGTTGGCTGTCACCGATCATCCCCAAACGTCCGAACATGCTTATAGACGTGGACGGGGTGCCGATGTCAAAAGGAGATTTTCAACAAGGCGCGCTTCAGATACGTGTTGACAAACAGTCTGTGACAGAAGCGGCCATTCGCGAAACGGTGCAATTGGCATACGATCGTCACCATTGGTTGATCTTTGCCACGGGAATAGAGCACGCGGAGAATGTCGCAAACCATATTGAGGACGCCTACGATATTCCTGCTTCTTACGTTCACTCTAAGATACCACCTAGAGAGCGTGACGCACGTATCGCGTCATTCAAACGTGGCGATTTACGTGCACTAGTGAACAACAACATCCTCACTACTGGTTTCGATTTTCCGGACATTGACTGCATTGTCATGCTACGACCAACTGCGTCACCTGGTTTGTGGGTGCAGATGCTTGGCCGTGGTACTCGTCCAGTGTATGCACCAAATATGGCAATAGCCACAGCTGAACAAAGACGCGCCGCTATTGCTGCGGGTTCGAAACCCAATTGCCTTTGTCTTGACTTCGCAGGCAACACCCAACGGCTTGGACCAATCAACGACCCGGTATTGCCTCGTAAAAAAGGTAGGGGTCCAAAGGGCATAGCCCCAGTACGGCTGTGCGAGGTGTGTGGTTGCTACTCGCACGCAGCAAGCCGTTTCTGTGAGAACCCGCTATGTGGTGTGGAGTTCCCAAAGAACTTGAAATTAAAGGCGATGGCAAGTACGTTCGAACTTGTTGCAGCCGATGATATTGCGATACAGGATTTTAATGTGACACATGTAATCTATCGTGTGCACAAGAAGCAGGGTAAACCTGATTCAATGCGGGTGACCTATATATGTGGGCTCAGGCAATTCAATGAGTACATTTGCTTGGACCACAGTGGGTACGCAGGTCATATAGCAAAATCATGGTGGCTAGTTCGTTCACCTTGGGGAGTGCCGCCAAGTGTACCCGAAGGAATGAAAGCTGTTGACTACCTACCGATACCAAAGAAGATTTCTGTACTAGAGAAGGCACACGGACGCTATCCGGAAATATGCGGTTATGACTTCTGACCAGGTTAACCATCCTATTCATTACGGTGGTGAAGATAATCCATATGAAGTCATCAAGATTATCGAAGCTTTTAATCTAGGTTTCTTACTTGGCAGTGCATTAAAGTATCTGATCCGTGCAGGATGGAAAGAAGGTTCAGACGAAATAACTGATCTAAAGAAGGCTATCTGGTGTCTTAATCGTCACCTTGTAAACGCAGAGGAAGAACATAATGAGACCAGCGCTGACGGCTGAGCAATGGGAGAAGGGTCACCCTTATTGGCCTGGCATGCCGATCCAACCTTGGATCATCTTGGTGGAGAATGGCAAGTATGTACTGAGCCTAGAGTGTGATGACAGCTATTATTCAACAAATCTCACAGTGTACCAGCGCCACGGCCTTGCAGCATACTGTCTCCATGACCAGCCTTTCGGCTTCACGTGGGAAGATGTAGCCCGCATCCGAGCTAACTGTGAAGGCTTTCGATGGGTAGCCTCGCAGGCGTCCGAGCACGCGGCCAAAAAGATGCACGCGGAGATCACCGGCCTCCTTGACCTCGCTGATCGCCTCGAAGCCTTGTTGGCACCAAGGAACAGCTAATGCCGAAATACGACGTTCCGTATATGCTCATGCTTACCCGAAAACTGCACGATAAAAAGATCATAACTTCGTGCCTAACTTGTGTCAATTTCGATGAACCTTCAGAAGGATGCAAGCTCACGACTCCGCCTACAAGACCACCAGCGAGCATCATCGCCTATGGGTGTGGAGCATGGGATGAAGGATTACCGTATTGATACCTCTTGACAAGTGGTCGAAGCAATCGGTAACTTTGGTTAGAGTTGAGAAATAAGGACCTCTTACGAAGGAGTCACCTCCCCATGGAAACGGTGCAAGTCGGCACCCTCACCGTTGGCGACACATTCGTAATGCCGTGGCGCCCTCCTGGTACTCAAGCAGGACGTGTGACACATGTGGGTGCCGGCAGTGTAACAGTGAAGATACCTCGTGTAGAAGGTGATGGTTGGGAGAAAGATGGTTACGTCATTTCTCCTGGCGCCTTAGTGGTTCCATGTGAGAGTGAAGAGTTTTTCACCCAAGGGTTCGGAAAGACCGAAACCAGCGGTCGCATGCGAAACCGCAGCGAAGCGAAAAAGCCAGTCGACATTGTATGGACACTATGTGACGAAATGCTCACACGGGGTGTGAAGCCTACCACTGTGGAGCGTGATAAGGTGGTGGCTGCGGCTTTAGAACAAGGTGTCAACGAAAACACCGCAAAGACACAATTCTACAAATGGAGGAAGACGTTCTCATGACTGTGCTTCAGTACCTTCGCCGTGAGCTGGGCGGAACCGGGGCCAGCGCCTTCATCGGTGAATGGCGCGTGCTGTCAGACGAAGACAAGACGGATCTCAAGCAATGGGCCAAGGAGGAGATGAAGCTCCTTGGTATTGAGATCAAGCAGGGCTAAAAGTTTTCTCGTGTCGCCAAGGCAGAGCTTGGCCCTAAGCGTGTCGTGATAATAGAGTAACAATCGGAGTGTGATTCTTCGATATCACAATCGCAATCACTAGGTAGTGAACCAGGATTCGACCCCTGGACGAGAATTGAAGTGAGTGGTAGAGAAAGACGAGTCCTGCTTGGTCAGCTTCGTTGATTTGCGCCACGTTAGAGGGCAACAACGGGAATTAAGACTCGACCCTACTTAGCAAGGGAATTGACCGTGTTGCAGACCACAACGCACCGTGCTAAGGCTCACTTGGGAATTCAGGACAGGCAAGTTGAAAGGGATGACAAAAGCAATCAAGCTGACACTTGGGCGCCACAAAACATCCGCCTTGTCAGGGGAAAGCGGGGGACATTTGCCTTCGCCTTGCCTGTCCTGTGGGTTAACTCGGGAAGCCGGTGAGAGTATGCAGAGTCTAACAGCGGCACCGGCATGCTAGGAGAATGGGGATCGTCCTAGCAACAGGGAGGCCAAAGTCCTTCGGCTCAAATAGAAGGACATCATTGAACGGAGACACTGATGGCGAAGAAAGCGGCAAATACTGACACGAGCGAAGAGAAGAAGGCCGGACCGGCACCTGCTGACAAGAAGAACGGTGTGTCGCGCCCGCGAGACGCTTCTTCCAAGACTGGCAGAGTGTGGGCAATCGCTGACGAGCTTTCCAAGCACGCTGGTGAGCCCGCGCGGCGTGGTGACGTGATGAAGGCTGGTGAAGCCGAGGGCCTCAACGCCGCTACCATCGCGACGCAGTATGGTCGGTGGTGCAAGTATTACGGCATCGCCGC